CGGCAGGTTGTTAAAAGCAATTAGGGCTCGTTACGATTCAGTGGCGGATTTAGCCCGTAAATGTCACCTTCATCAATCCAGAGTAAACAGTTTGGTTACCATGAAGGTAAAGCCATTTAACCAAAACGGTTGGACAGATTTAGCCTTGGACGTTGCAGCAATGGTGGGAAAGGAGCCCGAGGATTTATGGCCTGACCACCTCCGTGAGTTGAAGCTAATTAAATCAACCGCTGAAATGGAAGTTGATTTAGACAGCGTTAAGCAACTAATTCAAGACGGAACTTCCGAAAAGTCTTTGTCTCAGATCAGTGCTATCTCAAAGTTATCTGAAAACCTGACCCCGAGAGAACGTCAATGCATGGCAATGCGCTGGGCACTGGGCCATACTTTAGACGAGACTGCCAGAGTCTTTGGCGTTACGCGGGAAAGAGTGCGTCAAGTAGAAGCCAAAGCCATTAGAAAGATGAAAGGCGCAGCTTTGGTTGCGGGTTACTTCACTACAGGCTCTCGGCACGGAGAATATAACCGTGTTCTTCAAAAGTTTAAAAAAAACAACAATCCGCGCACAACCAACAGAGGCATGGACCTTCTCAATGATTAATCGAAGAGAAGCTTACGAAAGATTAGAAAATCTTTTAAAAAAGGCAATGGACCCTGCTTGCTCCCCCGCAGAAGCTCAAGCGTGTAAGGCAAAGGCAGATAAACTAGCCGCGGAACTAGGTATTAAACGACGTAAAAAGAAACGTAAAGAAAAGTTGTTTGTAAAAGGACTGTACACAAAAGCCCCGCAAGAAAGCTCTCCTGAATGGGTGATGTTCACTTTAAATATTAACCGCGTAGAACTAATTGATTGGCTTTTAACAAGCGGTGACTCAGAGTGGATTAACGCTCAAGTGTGCAAAAGTCGCGGCACGGGGAACTTTTACGCAGAAGTAAATCAATGGGAAGACGTAAATACATGAAAAAAGAAGAAATACTAAAAAAAAGTGCAGAGTTAGTGACAGGCAACCGTGCAAAAGACTACGGTGACGCGCTCGAAAACTTTGACCGTATCGCTACAGGGTGGAACGTAATTCTAAACGGGGCAATAGCCTCGCATGGATACCTAACCGCGCAGCACGTTGCGCTTATGATGGATTGGGTTAAAACAGCAAGACTACTAAACACCCTAGACCATGAAGACTCATGGATCGACAAGTGCGGATACAGCGCAATCGGTGGGTCTTTTTCGGGAGAAAAAAGTGAGTAATCTAACAGTAGGCAGCGCGTCCCTTTTATCCGAATGGGTGCCGCCACACGAACTGCCAGACCTAACACACGCCAAAACAATCGCTATCGACGTGGAAACCAAAGACCCGAACCTTAAAAAGATGGGCCCCGGATGGGCTAGAGGTGACGGCGAAGTGGTGGGGTACGCCGTGGCAACTACAGATTGGGCCGGATACATCCCCATCAGGCACCAAGGCGGCGGTAACCTAGACGAAAAACAAGTTAACAAGTGGCTCAAAAAGATATTCGACTGCCCCGCAGATAAAGTCATGCACAACGCTCAGTATGACCTCGGCTGGATCAAGCGCATGGGCTTTGATGTAAAGGGCCGTGTGATCGACACGATGGTTGTGGCGTCCCTGCTTGATGAAAACCGTAGAAGCTTTAGTCTCAACAACCTCTGCTACGAACTGTTAGGCATAGCCAAATCAGAAAAACTATTAAACGCCGCCGCGGTGGAGTTTGGGTTCGATGCAAAAGCAGAAATGTGGAAGATGCCCGCAATGTTTGTCGGGCCTTACGCACAGAACGATGCAGAGATTACGCTTAAACTGTGGGACTACCTGTCTGTACAGATCAAACAGGAAAACCTTGAGGCCGTTACAGAACTCGAACTGGACCTTCTGCCCTGCCTTGTAGACATGACATGGCGCGGCATCCGCGTTGATATGGACAAAGCCGAAATAACGCGGAACGCAATCCTAAAGCGTGAGAAAGAAGTCCATAAAGAAATAAAACGTATCTCCGGCTGCGACATAGAAATCTGGGCCGCGGCGTCCATTGCCAAAGCCTTCGATAAAATGGGCATAGAATACTTTAAAACAGAAAAAGGCTCTCCGTCCTTCACCAAGAAGTTCCTGTCAGAACATCCCGATAAGTTACCTAAACTGATCGTAGAAGCGCGGAACCTCAACAAAACGTCAGGCACGTTCATCAACAACATCCTGACCTTCTGTAACTCAGATGGACGTATACACAGTCACATAAACCAAATCAGATCAGACGACGGCGGTACTGTATCTGGGCGGTTCTCCATGAATAACCCCAACTTACAACAAATCCCCGCCCGCGACCCTGAGATAGGACCAATGATCCGGTCCCTGTTTCTGCCGGAAGAAGGAGAACAATGGGCCGCTATAGATTACTCCCAACAAGAACCGCGCATCTTGGTTCACTACGCACACGTATTTGGTAAAAGCCAGAACAGAGTGCTAGGGGGCGTCACAGAGTTTATACAAAGCTACAATGACGATCCGCGGACCGACTTCCATACGATGGTGGCAGAAATGGCGGGCATCCCGCGTAAACAAGCGAAGACCGTGAACCTTGGTATTATGTACGGCATGGGCGTGGGTAAGCTGGCGATTGAACTTGATCTGCCCGAGGAACAGGCCAGAAGCCTAATCAACCAGTACCATGAGCGGGTGCCGTTTGTGAAAGAACTGATGAAGGGCGTACAAAGTCACCTTAGTCAGAAAGGAAGCCGAGGCCATGTACGGTCCCTACTAGGCCGGAAGTGTCGGTTTGAGTTGTGGGAACCAAAGCAGTTTGGAATGTTTAAAGCCCTGCCGTTCGAGCAAGCCGTACTAGAACACGGCAAGCACACCCCGCTAGTCAGAGCGTACACCTACAAAGCACTCAACAGGCTGATCCAAGCGTCCGCCGCGGACATGACCAAAAAAGCTATGGTCGATCTGTACCGAGAAGGTTATCTGCCCATGCTGCAAATACACGATGAACTGGCTATGTCAGTAAAGTCACGAGAAGAGGCCGAAAAGGTTGCACTAATCATGCAAAATGCTGTACCCTTGGAGTTGCCAAGCCTTTGTGACGTTGAGTTGGGTCCGTCATGGGGCGAAGCGGTATAGTCTGCTCTTCAACTCCCCCGCTTTGGTTCAGCAAGGCGGGGGTTTTTTGTTGTGTATCAAGTGTTTATCCTATATAGTCCCAGAAACTCGCACAAAGGCGCATAAGATGGATACTACAAAATGGAAATCAGTCCTCGTTCCGGTCGAAGTTTACCGAGAACTGAAGATTTTATCGGCTATCGAAGGCCGCACAATCAGCGGACAACTACGCTTCATGTTTGACCAATACAGCAAACTGAAGTCTGTTCGAAATAAGCTGAAGCAACACTACGAAGAAGCTTGACCACTCCCATATTATCGCGTATGTAATATGTATCTCCTCATGAGATATTGATGTTTGTTCTCCAATAAACATGGAACCCTCACCGAAATACCCGCGGTGAGGGTTTTTTCTTGTCCAATTAATCACGCTAACGTCGTTAGCGTGACGGATTTAAATCAGCATTTATTATTTGTACTTGACTATCTCGTATAGCTGGTTTATCTTAGCTTTACTCAACCAAAGGAGAACAAACATGCTTGAGTCACGCTTTCTTGATAAAGCAGCCGCAACAGAACTGCTTAGTAATAACTGGTATAAAAACCGTAAAATCCACAGAGGTGTTAAAGATCAACACGTTAAAGACCTCGCGGCAAAGATTACACAAGGCCGCTGGGTTGTAGACGCAATGGAAACGCCTATTCTGATTGATACAGACGGTTTTTTATATAATGGTCAAAATAGATGTATGGCTGTAATTCTCGCTGACCAAGGTGTGGTGGTGCAGTGCCGTATAGAGTCGCCGGAAGAGTGCCAAAGACTGTACGCGTCTCTGGACCTCGGCAAAGCCCGATCAATCGCAGACATTACAGGATTAAACCAAAGCAACATAGTGCAGCCCATACTCTACCTCATGCGCTGCGCGGGCCTTGATGGACGGCTTAAAGATGAAGCCGTCGTATCGCGGATCGCGGACACTTACATGGGGGATATTCTGCGCCACTTCGATCAGAACACCCGTTGGGTAAAAAACAATCGGTGCTTTAATTCTGTTCAATTTAAAGCCGCAATGGCGTACTGTGTTCATAGGCGGGTACTACCCGATTACGAAGCTATCTCGGTGCTTGAAATGTTGCAGAACAATAAAGACTACCACTGGCCTTCCATGTATTTAAACTACCGCGAACAGATCATGTTTCCAAACGGTAAGCTAAATACTAGCGGTAAAGTCGTAGCCAACGATAAGTTCTGCCGAGGCGTTTATCTGTTAGAGCGCCGCATGAAACATCAGAGCAAAATCCAAATATCCAGCGGCTTTCTAGAGGACCTCCATTCAGACGTTCGCCGCGTGATCCGCGAGGCGGCTGCCGAATGAGTTATAAGATAGAAAAAAACATCCCCCTTCCCGCGTCACAGCGGAAAGGGAAGTTCGCCATCCTAGAGGATTTGGAAGTTGGCGACAGCTTCCACGTTGCAGATGTTACCGCGCCAGCGGGTATCTATTCAAAAGCAGAAAGCCTCGGGATCAAAGTAACCGTGAGAAGCATCCTACACCATAGCGGCGGCTTCAGAGTTTGGAGAATTGAATGAGCGACAAAGCTTGGCATATCAGCTACCTGTCCGCTATCGTCGGACCGTGCGCCGCAACAACCGATGACGGTTGTATGGCGTGGGAAGACGCAGAAAAAAGTGACTTTGTTATGCGCCTACTTGACAGGGATAATGACGCCAAAAACCTCCTACTCGTTATTCAACCAGAAATGAATGAGTTGGCGATTTACACTCTGACCGGATACTGCGTGGCAAACGATCTGCCGTACATGATTAAAGATTGGGATACCCTGTCCGCAGAAGGGCAAAAAGAAGCCCAGAAAACTAGACACTGATGACAAAGTGGGAGTTCAACATGATCCACCGCGACGAGTACGAACGCG